TAGTTCTTTAGCGGAGGGCATTTTTTCTAGCCATCATTCTAGCTCTAGCTTGTTCTGCAAAGGTATCCAGTGACGGGTCTACTGCTGGTGCGCCAGTTAATCTAGCTTTAGCCTGTTCACCGTATGTGTCCATTGCTTGGTATGCAGGGTTAGTCGCAGATAGAGCAGCAGACTGCTGTGGCGTAATCTCAACGCCATTGACCGTCTCACGCAACAAAGTACGCTTTGGCGTATAGGTCTGTAGTCCAGCAGCTAATTGTGATGGACTAGGCATTATGCTGAGAATATACCTACAGCCATAACCTCAACACCTGCTCCTGTCGTTACTTTCCATGCGCCAGTAGTAGATGCAGCGTTGATCTCTACGTTATAGACATTGATACCTGTGCCAGCTAGTGCAGGGAGAATGGTATGGGTCAATATGCCTACTCCTGTTCCATCTACCAGCACTACATTACCTGTAGCAGCGGTAGTGACTGTGCATATTAGTCTGTGGATGTAGTCACCGATTGCTCCTGTGCCGCCTAAAACTTGTGCTGTTTGACTTGCTGCAACGTGTTCGTATTGGTATCTATAGGGTGATTGTATGCTCATATTCTGCCTCTCTTAGGTTGATTTGCTTGCGCCCACACATCGTTAAGTGTTGCTGTGTTTTGCTCTCCTACCATCAGCGGCTTTGCTGCATCAGGCTGTCTGACTCGCGGCTCTGACCGCCATGCTATTGCTAACATTCTAAAGGCATCTGCCGGATGACTACACCAGTCATGTCGTGGTGTCTGCCGAAACGCCTTCTTGTCCTCATCGTACTCTCTTTGGTACTGACGTAAAGCCTCGATGCCCTCGCTGCACTTATCTGCATCAAACCAGCACTGCGGTAGCACCTTGCGTACCGCCTGTATACCGTCTTGTACACTTAGATCAGGCACGATAGCTAGGCTGTTGATGCCGAAATGCACCGCCAGTTGCTCGATTACTGACTTACCAGCAGCCGCCAATGTCTTAGCTCTAGCATCATGCGGTAAATGGTGCTTACCGAAATTATACGGCTTTGCTAGGATATTTTCAGCAATTTCGTCAATATTTGCACCAGAAATTGCATAAAAGTCTACGATATGCACTTCATCTCTGATTACCTGATAAAACCAGACTGCCGTATCATCTCTATATCCTAAGTCCCAAGCGGTATGGACAGGCACGTTATTGTCGTAGTTAACTTTGGTGACGCGGCCTTGCTCTGTAGCCTCACGCATCTCTGTGCCGTAGTAAGCTCCTAGTATTGCCGCCTCAAATGAGCATTCATACTCTTGCATATACTGGTCAGGTGACAGTTGAGCTTTAGCAGCCGATAGCTCCCCATCTGGGAGTAGCTTGCTTACTGATGCTGGCAGGTTAAGGCAAAACCACTCGCTAGGTATTCTCTGAGCAGTAGAGTAGATAGTCCAAAAGGCATTCTTACCCTTCGGAGTGGATGCAAAGACGCACCATCCTTGCTTGTCTGATAGAGCAGGTCTCAGGATATTGCCAAACACACTAGCCTTAAAATCTGCATATTCGTCCAGAAAAAGCCCATCAAATCCCAAACCTCTCATGGCATCCGCGTTATCGGCCCCAAATAGCCTTATCCTAGCGCCATTTACTAGGTCTACATATAGGTCAGACTCATTGACTGATGCAAGTATTGGTCGTGCGTAGTGCTTAAGGTATTCCCATGCCACTGACTTAGCCTGACTGCGGTATGGAGCTATGTAGGCAAATAGGGGCATAGGAGATGCACAGAGGGCCGCTGCTCGTATCAAGTCATTGATAGCTGCTACGGTCTTACCTGCGCGTCGATGAGCTACTAGACAGGCCCATCGTTCTGTCCTCTCATGGAACGGCATGAAAGCCAGCCGAGGCTGGTAGTCCATCTCTATTTCGGTGCTTTCCATGTGATAGTCACCTGTACTGGCCCATCATTCTTGCCTGTGAGTTCTGTCCGGCTCAATTTCGGTACATGGTACTCAATCATGTCGGTATAGCATCGAAACGCCATCAGTGGCCCATTCTCTGCTGCAATCGCGTCTAGCCATTGCTGTACTCTATGTGCATTCCCATCCACGAATCGAGCTATAGCCTCTCTAGCATTGCTTGTAGACTTGTTAACGACCCCTTTAGGTCTACCCGGCCCTGCTCCTTGTATCTTGTGTTTTTTTATTGCCATCATATATCTCGCTTTTCGTTCAGTCTAATAGCTGGTAGCTTTGCCGCTTCCATTACATCTTCCATATACTTTAAAGCGTCAAGCCTTGTCATACCTTGTATTATTGCCGGGAAGCTACTTACTGGCGCTCCTGTAGGATCGCAGACTATCTCATGCATTGCGTAGCCGTTATGTGTCTTGACCATGCGTATCATGCTAGGAATTTCAGCTTGTAGATGGTGCTGTCGATTAGTTGTGCTATCTCATCTATTATATTCTGTAGCTCTGAGTCTTGCGGCAGTCTCTTTCTTTCATCTTCTACATACTTACTTAGGCTGGTCATGTACTTTAGTGGTGGTGTAGGCAGTAAGTAATACTTCTCATAGTCATCGATGATGCCGTAGCAGCCTTGATATGCCTCTACGAATGAGTCTACTAACTCTTCTAATTCGGTGTAATAAGTGCCTAGAGCAATGTGTTCGCTGTAGGATTTGGTCTGGAAGTGCAGTATGTGAGCGTTAGTTACTGAATGTAGTAGTGTTAGTACGAATTGCTGTGGTGAATGACTCATTTATCTCTCCTAGTTATTTAATTTTGTAGCGATCTCGACATGGAGAGCAGCATCCGTCTACCAAACGTCCTGACCACTCGCCGCACAGGTCACAGTCACCCGGAACTCCTTTAACTAATGGCTTACTAGCCTGTTTAATTAAGAGTTCTAGTCGTTTCTCTGCTTGCTCGTTAGCATAATCAGCCTCGTCCATCTACCATCCTCTGTCTATAACAGAACTCCTTGCACTTGCAGACCCCATCTTCTGTTGCCTCGTTCTCACCCCACTTTCTAAACTGGATAACGAGCTTCTTTCTTACTTCTTTGCAATTATTCTTAGATATTAGTCTTTGTCGGCAACTGCGGCAATTGAATTGATACAAGCCAGAGTTAGGGTTCTTCTCTGCTATAGCGCACTCAGGACACAATAGGTTGTCTCTTTGTGTAATAGGTATACAGCCAGACTTCTTTGCGGCCTAGTATCTGATTAGACTTTATAGGTACTCTAGTGACATATCGCTGCTTTAGTAAGTAGCATAGGGCCATTGAGATTTCGCAGGTCTTTAAGTCACATCTAGCGTCTATCTCAGCCAGCGTTATTTCGCCTACATAATCCTTTAATAGCGCTCGAATCGTCGATACTGCTCGTGCCATACTACCTCCTGATATATATCATAATTATACCAGAGTATTATATTTATTTACATACATTCCATTGACCGCTGGGCCTATGTGCTGAATACAAATCCTTACGTTCAGCCTTTCCAGCAATTGCTTTTTTATCCTCTCTCATAGACTTTTTTATTAGATTAATGTCCTTTCTCCTAGACTCTGCATCAGCCTCATTATCCTGTCTGTTTACTTTATCTCCGTTCATCATTAGCCAGAACTGCGCGTCCTGTGGACTATCCCACAGCTTTGCTGACAGCTTAGGTATGTATCGAGCCACAAATACCCTAGCAGATAGAGTCGTGTCCCACATATACGGAAACCGCCGTAGCTCAGAGAATGGAGACTGCTGCTCAGTAAAGTCCTTTTTGTACATATCAATCAGACTTTGCATACGAACATCTTTGCCCCATCCTTTAATTAATAAGGCATCCCATGCTAACTGACGATAATCGTCCGAAAAATACATATTAGACCTCCTATCGCAGCTACAAACGCCACTTTGATCCATAGTATCAGCCGCCTATCATCTTCAGCCCATGAGCCGGATGAGTAGCCCTGTCCCATGCCTCGTGGTGCGTTTAGGTATGGTAGGTAGCCATCGTGCGACTTATTGCGTTCTGCGCCCTCTCTGAGCGTTCTAGGGGATGTATCGTAGTTAGAGTTCATATTGCACACCCACATCCACCGAAGTCCATAGAGTCATCCTCGTTTAGTAATGTTCCCTGTTTTTCAATAGACATTCTAAAGTCCTTTAAAGTGTTGTAGGTTATCTTGCCGTTTTCATGCCAGCGCAGAAAGGGTCTTGCGTTTGGCACTGTGTCATATACGTCTTGCTCCATACTTTCTATCTTCATGTATTGCTGTCTGTCTCCAGTTAACAGCTTTGCATAGTGTCCTACCCCTGCTTTTGGACAGAAACCACCGCAGTTATTATGTCCTAACCCAAACGAGTAGAGTCTTGGAGGAGTTATTCCATGCTGATTACTGTAGTCTTTGCTTATCATCCTACCGTCCTCTACCAGTGTTGATCTGTAGATATATGGTAGTTTTCTAGGCTGTAGTCTTGTGAGCCTATGCTCCTCAGTAATATCAATGCCTAGATGTATCTCTACCTCGTCATAGTTCCAGTGCCTTTTAATAAACTTGTCTAAATAGTCTCTCTTTAGAATACGGCTGCACGGGTCTATTCTGCTGTTACCCATAAACTTTACGTCTTTAAATACTTGAAATGGAGTCCTTCCTTCTGCAATAGTAATGTGCTGGCAACCTAAGAATGCGCTGCACTCCTTCATAAACCTATACAGGTCTACATCTTCAATGAGAGTGTCTGCAAACAGCGTAACTACATTCTCTTTGCCATACTTGGCAACACAGGCTTCTGCTTCTGCAAAAGAACCCATGCCGCCAGAGAATGAAATTACATGAATCATGCTTTCTTCTCCTTATCGTAAGCAATCAAAGCTTCTAGGGCTGCCTTCTCCTCATCATCGTAAGCATCCAACGCAATTTTGGCAGCCTCGGAAGCATCAAAAGCAGCGTCATAAGCATCCATAGCATCCTCAACCGCCTGCACCAGTTCTTCTCGCGTACTCATGTGTTCCTCCTTAGTCTGCATAATACTGTCTTAGACCTATGCTTGGATGCCGTAATTTTCTGAAAACTGTCATCTCAATTTGTCTGATGCGCTCTACAGTAACGCCTTCTATCTCCGCTATCTCGCGTAAGGTATGTTCAGAACCATCTAACCCGTACCGTAAACTCATAATCCTTCTTTGTCGTTCTGGTAGATGATTTATTGTGTCGTTTACAAAGTCATTTTTTGTCTTATTCTCAATCGCAATTAACGGGTCTTGCGACTGATCTGTCAGCATTACAGAAATTTCATCAAAGTTTACGTCAATCGTGCTTTTGTTTTTCTGAAGCGGAGTCATTTGCTCTTCTGAGAATAGGTCTGCTGGCATTACAAAAAGATATTCACAAATTTTTAGTATTGATGAATGCCACTCTCCTTTCTTGTTAATTGGTGCTAACTTGAGGTTAACGATCTGCCCAAAAGTAGTTTGACTAACCCCTGTATTGCGGCAAAGCTCTGCTACAGACTCTATGCCACGCTCTTCCATAATGCGAAGGATGTTGGCGTTTCGTACTTTTATCTCTACTCTGTAGTCTCTCATTAGAAGTCACCTCTGTTTAGCGGTTCTGCCTGTCCATGACGCGGATCGTCAAGCACCTCGTCCAATCCCTGATTCTGCTCTTGCTCACGATTATGGTACTTGGCTTCCTCGTACTGCCTGACCATTGCAAAGTATGAGTCTAATAAGTTAGCTTTAGTTTCGTTATCGGCTCTTGAGAAACTGATCACTAATCGTGCTGCTGATACTTCGAAGTCTGTAATCATGTCATCTCCTAGCAAGATTGTGATAGGTACGATGTAAAGGCTATAGCCATTACAATAATAATTATTATAAACCACGGTGTAGGTTCGAATGGTGGGCGCTTTTGCCGGGGGAAGAACTCGTCGTATTTACTCATTTGTATCTCCTGTAGTCAGACTCAAAATGAATCCGATAGAGAGATATTATAGAGATGTATTAGAGTTGTCAACTATATTTACAGACAAAAAAAGGGCCACGATTTCTCGCAGCCCCAAAGCGCAACTACCAATCACGCAAATTAATTGTACGCTAAAATATCAAATCGTCTGGCATATCGTCAAAAGGTGTCTTGTATGGGTCTGTAGGAGCTTTTGTAGCAGCCACATTCCTAGAGTCATGCTTAACTTCTGATTCCTTGCCCTTGCCTAGAAACTGCACCGTATCTGCCGCAATCTTGGTGCTGTACTTAGTAACTCCGTTCTTGTCCTCATACTTTTCTGTTTTCATCTTGCCTTGTACGAACACTTGACTACCTTTCGTAAGGTATTGACCGCAGATTTCAGCCAGCTTACCGAAAGCAGTGACGTTGACCCACTCTGTGCCTTCTTTGCTTTTTGTTTTCCAGCCGCAGCCTATGCTGAAGTTAGCTATAGAATCGCCAGCAGGTGTAACTCGTAGCTCTACATCCTTGCCAAGCCGACCTATGAAACTACATTGGTTTAAATCAGACATTTTTATTCTCCAGTTGTTTAATTGCGTCATCTACTTCACTTAAAAACTTAATTGTTTCTATCTCCATCTTAGCTATTAGATCGTTATCTCTCTGTAACCGTGAGATAAATAGCTGTAAATGCTCAGGCACTCGTGGGTCATAGCTTACAAAATCGCACCAGTCAGCACCCGTTACCCACATTTGGCACTGCATTTGATTAATGTAAGCAGCAGGTGGCTTGTTATCGAGCCTATATCCCAAGTGCGTCTGGGTGTTAGGCGCTTTGATCTCGATTAAGGCATTAACACCGCTTATAACGCCATCAGGACTAGCGCCAAGCCACTTTATCGTAGGATGAAAGCAGAACTCTGCCTCGTCTACAAAATAGCCTGTATCGGCCTCATAGCGGATTCTGGCAAACTTCTCTTGTTCGACACCCCACTCCATTGCCGCACTTGTGAAGCTCTCAGCTACACGGCCAGTAATGCGCTCTGCAACTAATTGCATTCTGTATTTTGCACGGGTAACAGCTTCTCCTGTCTTACCCTTTGCAAGCACATCACTCATGCGACTGGCTGTCAAATGGCCTCTGCGCTGCTCAAACCACTGTAAACTCCCTTGAGCTATCATTTTAGAAAGTACCTCCCAATAACTTTGCCGCTATCGAGCCAAACGTTCTCTGTATGGATGTTATAGCCCATACAGCGTAGGTCATAAACCCTAGCTGACAGTCGCATACATTGCGCTTCTTTCATTGCGTCCAGAGATGTTAAGCGCCGCTTCTTCTTGAGTTGCCCCAGTAGCCAAAAGTTCTGTGATGATGGACTCATGCTAATTCTCCTTTGCGTTTGTTTTTAGCTGTAGCTAGACGGATAGTTGCTTCTGGATTGTTCTTAAAAGCATCAGCAGCCGGAAAGTAGTTAGTCTTTAGCTCTTCTATTGTTTCGCTAGACTCAATCATTCGTATCGCCACTAATACTTGTTCTTCTATCGCATCGTCATCTACATCCACTAATGGCAGATCTTCACCGCTGTATATGTATAAGCCAATTCCATGTAGTGCAATAGCCTTAGCCAGACATCTCTGCATTGCTGTGTTTACATCCATTGCAGTAGGATTTTTAATTGCCTTGTTTTTGTAGTCTAGGACTGGCAGTTGTGAAGTCATTGTCTTTCCAAACGCTGTGACACTGCAAAAGACCATCATAGTTTCAGCAAATATCTGCGGCTCGTGATATTGCCATGTAGCAGTAGGGTCATCTTCTAGCAGGTAGTGTACCGCCCATGCCCAAGACAAGTATGTTAATTGCCCCTTCTTCTCAGTGTGTTCGTTTACATTGATCTTGCGGAGGTCGCTGTAGATTAAGTTAGTCATATCATATTCCTTTCATATATGGCAAAATGCCACTTGTATTATAACTGAGATTACGAACTATGATAGAACTAAATTTACCCTATCCACCAAGCGTAAATACTTACTGGGGTTTTCGTGGATCGCGGCGGTTTCTGACCAAGACAGCCAATGACTTTAAGCTAATAGTTAACCTTGCCGCCAAACGAGCTAGGTTCGGTGACGATAAAGTAGGTCTTGAGATACTGCTCCACGCACCTGACCGTAGGCGTAGGGACATAGATAATGTACTTAAACCGCTTATAGACGCTCTACAGGCTGCTGGCGTGTTTGACGATGACTCGCAGGTAGACCAGTTGATGGTAGCGCGTGGTAGCGTGATTAAAGGCGGTTCATGCGTAGTTAAAATAAAAAGTTTACAAGAGTAGAAATCTGATCTATGCTTCTTACATCGGGAGTGATAACCCCGACAACAGAGAGGGAGTCAGTTATGCAATACAGTATCTTTTGTGGTGAGACAAAGGCTTTTAGCCTACCCCTTTCTATGGTTTTAAGCTGTCGGCTTATCCCCGGCTCTCACCCCAAAGGATATTGATATGCACTATTACAAACGCAATCTAGGTGATTACGCAAAAAAGGCTGGCAGACTTTCTCTGCTACAGCACGGTTCGTACACGGTCTTGATAGATTCGTGCTATGACCGTGAACAGTTCCCTACTTTAGAGCAAGCGATTGAATGGACTTGGGCAGACTCAGTAGAGGAGATTGAGGCTGTTAAGTTTGTTTTGCGTAAATTCTTCATACTTGAAGATGGTATTTATGTACAAAACCGCATTCGTGAAGAAATTGCTGAGTATCACGAAAAGGCCAACATAAACAAACGAATAGCAATTGATCGTGAAACTAAACGAAAGGAAAGTAACACGAACCGTGAACGAACCGTTGACGAAGCATCACCTAACCATAAACCATTAACCAAGAACCAAGAACCAGTAACCAAGAACCAAGAACCAAGAACTAAGAACCAAGAACCAAAAGAATCTAATTCAAAAGAATTGCGCGAGACGCGCTTAATTATTCCTCCTATCCAGATTCCTGATTGGATTCCTGTAGACGCATGGAATGACTTTGTAGACTCTAGGAAGAAACTTAAAAAGCCTCTGACGCAAGTAGCTATCAAACTAGCTATCTCTACCTTGAGCAAGCTAAAGGCTGAAGGCAACGATCCTAAGGAAGTTATAGAGCAATCAATCCTGAGTGGTTACAGTGGTCTGTTTCCTGTCAACAAGGGTAAGCAGTCAATTACAGACCAGAACCGGGCCGTTGGAGAAGCATTTAAATTAAAACTACGTCAACAAGACCAGCAATCACAAGGAGAAACCTATGAACACGAGTGAAAAAGAACAGTTTACTGACCTGATAATCAATATATTTGAGATATACAGTATGAAGATAACGCCAGCTTCTATCATGATCTGGTCTAACTTGATGAATGGCTACCCGTTCAGCAGTGTTAAAGACGCACTTCTTAACCACGTTCAACACTCAGTCTTTGCACCTAAACCTGCTGACATGATTAATTTTATTAAAGATCAGGATGGCAGACCTAGTGCAGACGTAGCGTGGTCAATGATTCCTAGAAACGAGTATGTCAGTGCCGTACTTACTCAGGATATGCTTACAGCTATGGCAGCAGCCCAGCCCTTGCTGAATGAAGGCGATCAGGTTGCAGCTAGGATGGCTTTTAAGGATTCATACAACAATCTGGTAAACGAAGCCCGTAATAAATGTACTCCTATAGCGTGGTTTCCTAGTCTTGGCGATGACAAGAATGGTCGAGAGTCCGTCATTACAGAAGCTATCAGGCTTGGTCGTATAACTGAGGAACACGGTAAGAAAATGCTGCCACATATTACAAACTGGACTGAATTGATGAGGTTGTCATGAACTGGCCTGTAGGTTCACAGTACGCTGACCTGACTGGCAAAGGGTCGTTTGTCGGCATAGCTGATGAGATATTTAAGTTTACGACACTTAACCTAAAGAAAAAGCAGTCTGAAAGTATGCAGAGAATTATGAGAACGGTCGAGATGCGTGACTACAAAAGAGAGAGTAGAGAACGTCCTACTAAGCGTATGACAGAGGCCATGAAGTCTATCGTTAAGTACATCAAAGCTAATCCCGGTGTAGAACGTGCTGAAATCTTAAAAGTAGTGTTTAACTTTAGCGTCATATCTCCGTCTAGCTTAGGCAGTAATCTTAACTCATTGATCGCACAGAAGATAATTACCAGCAACGGTCGCACTACTAAACGTAAATTTTATGTCGTAGGGGAAAGTTTTGATTAAAACTCATCCATATCTAAAAAAGATTTGCACCGTCTGCAAATTACAAGCGGAATTATTATACTGCGTAGCACCTCGCGCAGTATATTTGTGCTGGAAGTGTTGGGGAA